GTCGCACATCTATAACGGCGCGACATTCGCGACGCAACCATTCATCTTTGGTTGCGACTTGTTGGCGAGTGAATAAGTCCCCTCCCGAAGGGAGTGTTTCGCCCTATCAGATAAAAATCTACACAAATACCAGATGGACAATCAGCGTAGCGCTGCCGCCCGAAAGCTCCAGGAAGCTTTCCGGCGGAAGTTTGTTTTCTCAAACGCGTCAGTCAAGGGCGTCAAGTTTACACCCTCGAAGATGACGACGCAAATTATTCGGTTTAATCAACCCACAAACATTTCCAATATTTTCGACTCGGAGCCCAAGGGGTTCAGCGAGATTATTGGCTACAAGGGCTCCCAGCGGATGGCGTCCGTTCGGTGGGTTCCAGGTCGCGGCTGGATCGGCGAACAGAGTGACGTGGCGCGGATTGCTGCCAGGCGACAGGGACAGACCGTCATAATCACAAAAGATCTGATCGAGATCAAGGGTTCTGGAAACTACGAGCCGGCCATCCTCGCCGTCGTCAAGAACGGTATGGCAGACCGTAGCCTCCTTCGGGCGACCCCCAAGTTTGTCAAATTTGAGGGCCGGTTCAACATCAACCATACCCTTGCTTTGTACGAGGTGGCCGATTTCCTTTCGAAATTTGGAAAGGTCAAGCGGTTCGAACTTGGCGACAAGGTGGTCGTCTTCAAGACCAGTGGCATCACCTTTCAGATTTTCAAGAATGGAACGATCATTTTTGGAGGCCTCAAGGACCCCAAGGACCTCGACAAACCGCGTGCGATTTTCAAGGAGTTCGCCAAAGAACCGTGGTTCCCGAAGATTTTGCAATCCAAGCTCACTACCCTTCCGTCTGCTGACGCCAACCTGAAGAAGATGATGCTGGCCGGTCGATACCAGCTCGCCGGACTGGACTGGAGCAGCACTCTTGAGACGCCTCCTTTCGGTTCGTACATCCGCCCCGGTCAGGACGGCAAGCCGCGTTTTTATCCATGGGCCACGGTCCGCATCGTGCGTCACGGAGTCGGCAACAACGCCGGCCCTGCCCAGACGTTCTACACTCCCCTGAAGTTCCAGAAGAAGGATGCATTGGCGGTCGCCAAGGCGTTCGCAGAGGTCGGCCAGCCGATTCCGGCCCAGACCCTCAAGGTGTTCGCCGATGCGGGCTTCCCCATCCCCAAGCAGGAGAGCCCGAAGCCAGCCTACCTGCTCAATCGTGAGGTCGAGGCAAAAAAGTACAAGGGGGTTGCGAACCGCCGAGCGAATAGCTGGAACGCGACGCGCGCCGGTTTCTACGTTCGCCCGGGACCCGGCAAGCAGCCGTACTTTTACGTGATTCCCAAGGGCATCGCGACTGGTCGCAAGACGGTCATCAAGTCTTACGCGGATGCAGGTCGCAACATTCCCAAGGCGGTCCGGGACCTCTTTGAGATTGGCGAGAACGTCAAGACGAACGTCATTGCGGTGCCTGGATATAACGAGGGATTCCGTCCAGGCATGAAGCACGTGGTAAAGATGGGCCTCAACAAGATTCTGCGCATCAATAACCGCCAGGCGACCCGCCTGACGAAGAAGGAACTCATCGAGATTGCCCGGAATATGAACATTGCCCGAGTGGACGCAAAGTGGAAGCCGGACCAGATCCGGAATGCGATCCAGGCAAAGGCTGGAATCACGACACGCGTCAACAAGACGTTCAACCTGGAGATGAACGGGAAGAAGTACAAGCTCCTGAACAATGGTCGGGTTCAAAAGACGGCGGGCGAGACGCGGACCCAACGCGAATGGGCCACCATGCCACTCGCCGAGCGGACAGCAATTGCCCGGAAGATCCTGCCGAGCAATATGTTTTCTGAATACAACTCCATCCCGAACTCGAACAAGTTCGACACACTCCGGTCCTTTATCGCGGGCAAGAAGGCGCCTTCACCGCCGAGCCCCGTGCGAGCCAAGACGCCGCCGAGTCCGGCCAACTCCAACTCCAATTTCAACAATGACCGACTCGCCCTCGAGTTCGAGTACAACATGCGTCTTGCTGCAAACATGGGCAACCTGACGCGCAATGGAAACCAAGCGCTCTTTATGAAGGAGTACAACAAGTTACCAAAGGGGGCGCGGGGAAAGCCCCTCAAGGCGAACGTGAACCGGGCATACGCCAAGTTCCTCAAGGAGACCAAGAGGTTGCGCGTGAACGAGCCGGCCCGTGCACGGTACACCGGTCGCATCACTCCACCCAACTGGCTTCCGGTCAACAAGGTCCAGGCGTACAAGAACCTCGTGACTAACCTGGCCTTCAAGAAACCCAAGCCGTCCCAGAAGGCGCTCAAGGAGGCTGTGATGGCGTGGCTCAAGACCGCCGCCCCCCCTGGGTCTCCTCGCCCTGCCAGGAACGTCGAGAACATGATGACGGGCATTATGAAGCGCATCCCGGCCTACAACCCGGCCAACCGCAAGTCTCCCGTGCTTCCCAAGCGGACGCCGTCACCCAAGAAGAGCCCGGAGACCAAGGCTGCAAATGCTGCGAGGCGCGCAGCCACCAAGGCTGGCAAGGCGCTTAAATTTAATACCAAAAAGGCTTATGTCGTACCTATCAGTGAAAACGTGGAGAACCTCGGCAATGCTATGATTGCAGCGGGTCTCAACGTGAAAATGGCGCACTCGTGGGACGCGGTTGTGCGTTCCGGTGTGAATGCAAAGTTTAAGAATAACTGGGCTCGGCACGTCGCCCGCTAGACGTGCTTGATGACATCGAAAATCTTATAGACGATATTAAATAGCTCGATACTGGTGTGAACCTTCTTGAGGTCCACAATCTCCATCTCAACCTGGTACACCGTGTCGTCGTCACAGTCCTTGTCGTCCGGGTTGCCCTTGACGATCGAGAGGTCGATGGACAAATTCTTCCGCACAAAAGACCAACGCTCCTTGGCCTTTTGCTCGGTGCTCTCCTCCTCACCGTCGTACTCGAAGGGCACCTCCGTGCTGACACCAAGGCGGACGTCTAGAGGTAAACCCTCGAGCTGAAAGTCGTTCACCACGACTCGCTTTTTGATGCAGGCAACCTGCTCGTCAGTCTCGTCATCCGCCGTGACCCTCTTCCCTCCCGGGAAGTAATACACTGTCGACTTGGAGTGTTTCGAAGAGTCCCATGCATTGTACTTTGTCATAGCCTTGAGGATCTTCTCGAACGACTCCTTCCCGACGTTCGTATCGAACCCTTTGGGGCCCGGACGGCCGAGACGGATCTCAATCTCGGCATGTGGAGTCTTGGTGTGAGTCAAGATGATAGGCTCCCATTTGTCGTACAAGGGAAATGCAATCGGGTTGCAAGGATGGAACTCCATTTTCTGGTTAGAGAGTACGCGCGTGGAGTCTCTAAGGCAAATGAGAGGGCTCTGGAACTTGGGAAACACGTGCTGGTTCAACACGGCATGTCAAGCGCTCGCTCACGTCCCACCGCTGACCAAGCACTTTTTCGACGTTCCGTACGAAGGACCGTGCGACGTCACGCGTGAATACCAGAAGGTCGTGCGGCAACTTTTCGTCAGAGGCAAGACCGATCCAGTGAGCCCGAGCGATCTCCTTGGGGCTTTTCGGGCCCGCTTCCCACAGTTCTCCGGGCGGCAGCAGCACGACGCCCAGGAGGCGTTCCTGATCCTCATCGACGTCTTTGAGGAATCTCTCGGGAAAGAGTTCATTCAGGGCCTTTTTAACGGCGAGGAGGTCCAGAAGACTATATGGGACTCGGGGTGTTCGGAGGTTCGCAGTCCGTTCACGACGTTGCTCATGGACGTCAGCGAGCCGTGTCGGCTTCAGGACTTGCTCGATGACCGCAAAGAGCCGGTGATCCTCGAGGGCTATACGGACAACCAAGGGAAGACTCACGCATCTGCTGCGGTCGAGCGTAAGGTGGCGCGATGGCCAAAGTTTACGAGTTTTTCATTCTCGATGTACGAGTATAAATTTCCAATCGAACTCCCTTTCGAATTCAAGGGTCTCAAACTGTTTGCATGTATCATGCATCAAGGGCACAGAAATGGGGGACACTACGCGTTGCTGGTGCGACGCTACGACAAGTGGTATGTGAAAGACGACTGCACGATTACTGAAGTTCCAAGTATCGATATATTAAAAGGTGAATTCTACATGGCTTTCTACAGACCTATGAACTCGCTTTGAAGGATTTGTTCCCTCAAGTTGACGCATGTCCGGAAGTAGGTCCGCCGGTTGTTGGCGTACGTCTTGTCTGTCCGGATCTTCTCCACAAACCACCCTAGGCCCCCATACCCACACTCGATTATAGTCCCGTCCGCCAAGTCCTTCCGCTGGTTCTGTACATGCAACTCGGCCTCTTTGTAGGGGATGCCCCGGTCCTGTACGTACAGGTCCTTTCCTAATTTCAATTCAAAATCGACAGTGATCCGGTCATGTGGCTTCCATTTGAAGAGGGTCTCGTGGGTCCCGGTCCGGATGGGTTCCTCGACAGGTGTGAAGACCAGCCCATCCGTTTCGTACTCGAATGAATTTAGATCTTGAATTGGTGAGCCAAGCGGGACCATGGTCTTGACTCGCATCTCGAATGGAGCCGACGCCGTCTTGATGATGCCCTTGACCACCGCCCGGGCCTTTTCGAGACGCACGTTTAATGGCTGGACCATCAAACTCTCCCCCTTGACGCGCACTGCGTCGAAAACCAAGAATAGCGCCTTTCCTGCTCGGGTCTTTACGAGTTCCCCGTCGAGTAGGGTGTCCTTTGGGACCCGGACCCCCACGACCTTTGTCATTTCAAAGGCCCGGTTCACGAGGAAAATTCCAGAATCAGTGCTTGTGAGGAGGTGTCTTACTCCGTCCGTCTTTTCACACACAAAGTAAGGTTGGCGCGTGAGGAGAGGGAAGTGCCGTCTCTCGATAGAGACGGGCTGGGGTCCAGGAAACCTGTGACAATTTGAGGTGGTGGCCTCACCCCAGCACTCTTGGATGAAGGTGATAACCTCCATCTCAATTTTGTTTTAAAATTATACTCGTGTATCCTCTAAGGCTCCAACTTGACGCCGGCAGCCTCGAGGATGTTTCCAAAGCACTCGTGCACAAAGTGGCACACGACGATGGCCTCGGAGGCGACCCCAATTTTGATTCCCAGGGCTGAAAGTTTCAAGAACATGAGCTCATTGTCGGTCAACGTAAGCTTGACTTGCTCCTTGCCGCCTCGAAGCTTCTTGTCGACCGGCTTGGAGTCCATGGCCCATACACGCGCTGACGTCTTGGTGCACTCGTAGAGACCATCGGCCAGTTTCTTCCCCACCTCTGTATCGAATGTGAGGCCGCGCTGAGCGACATTCTCGAGGCTTCCAGCCTTGGTCTTCTTCTCGAACTGGTCCCAGTTGATGCCCTCCTTGACCGAGGGGAAGACCAGCACCTGCACACCCTTGTCGAACGGTTCAATAACTTTGCCGAGAATCTCGTTGTTCAGGTTCGTCCCGTACTCCATCCAGAAAATGCGATCCCCCGTCTTGATGAGCTTTGGAAGACCCGCCTTGTCCTCGAAAAAGTGAATCTCGATGTGCATCCCGTGAATCATGCAGAGCCCATGGAGGTTCATGGCGGTGTGGAGGGTGGTGGCGCTGATGGACTTGTTCCGCGTCTCCATACACACATGAAGAACCGTCATTTGGTTTTAAAAGTCTCTACGCCTTAAGTTCCGTTCTAAGTCGCTCCTCGAGAGAACCCTGGAACCGGATATTGCCGACGTGGCCCAGGACCGTCATGACGTCCGCAAAAATCTGGCCGCCCATCTGCTGCCACCGGCGGCAGAATGCATAGTCCTCGGACAGATACCGCTTGGACTCGGGATCAATGAGGCAGTCGAAGATTGCGTAGTACTCGTCCAGGTCCCGGTTCTGGTGGTCGTTGACGCACTTGAGCTCCGGGAACTTCTCGTGCATCTTCGTGAAAACTTCGCGCTTGATGAGCAGGAATCCGGTCGGGCCGTCCAGCACCTCCGCAAATCCATCGCGAATCTGCGTCTGCTGATACTTGAAGTTCATCACGAGAGACGAAGCGACCCGCGCGAGGTCCTTGCCCTGTCCGCCCGCATTGATGTGTTGCTCGACAGAGTCCCACATCACACACTTCTTGGGGTAGGCGGCACACGACACCTCATGACCGGACTTGATGAGGCGCACGACCGACTCGGGGTCGAAGTGGATGTCCGCATCGACGAAGAGGAAGTGAGTCGCTTGGCTCTTTTGGTAAAATCGCGCAACGGCGAGGTTCCGAGCGCGAGGGATGAGCGACTCGTTTTCGGTCGTGTCGAGCATCATTTGAATTCCGTTCTGTGCGCATGTGCGCTGCAGACGGAGCATGGACTCGGCATAGGCCTGGAGACAAATCCCACCATAGCAGGGGGTCGAGACAAACAAAACAACTCCAGTCATTTAACTATTAAAAGTGCAATTCTCTAAGTGGTCCCTACCCCCGGATCAAAACCTCAATCTTCCCCAACGTCGGGAGCGAGACGGCGCAGATTGCGCAGAGGGCGTTACGATCTGAGGCTCCCGGGATTTCCTTCAATAGAAGCGCCATCACCGCGCATGCAATCGCCTTGGGCGTCCGTCCCATAAGCTCCACTTTGTCCTCCAGCTCCTTGCACCGGTTGATGATGCGGCGCTTCATTCTCCCACGGTCACACTCTGGCACACCTGTCACGTCGTTGAAGAACCGCGGGACCAGGTCCGCCGGAGTCGTCACGTGGACCTCGGTCTCTGGCACCTGTTCCTGGTACATCTCGAAAGTCCGCGAGAGATCTCGTTGTGGTATGCCAAAAGCATCCGCAATCTCCTGGGTCGTCCTCGAGACGCCGTGTTCCCGACACGACTGGAAAACGCAGTTGGCCTTGATGCCGCTCCTGACCGCCCCACGGGTCAATACCGCCTCATTAAACGCCTTGTACTTGATCTTCGCGTCGTACATAACCGAGTCCTGCAATTTCAGCACATCCTTGCCTATCCGGTCAATCTCTGCGTAGGCGTGGAAGAGGGCCCGATCTCGATGGTTCATCGACGCGTGCATGTTGATGCGGGCCGACCGCTTCTGTGCATAGCTGGCGTTACGTCCAACGGTCATGAAGGTCGTCTGCCCCCAGGCTGCCGAAAAGTGATCGAGGTTCACAGGAGCGCCCACTCGCGAGGGGTCCGGGCCGGCATCAGCCCCAGACCGCCACTCCGCCTCCTCGCATATGAATGAGTTGTCGACCCTGCCACAGCTCGTGCAAGTCGGCAGGTCAATCTCCAGCCCATCGAAAGTCTTGGGGCCGCCGCATTCACAGAAGAACTCGAGGTTGGAGGTGGAGGTCGGTGGGCTCACCCGCTCGCCCGCCCTGAAAAGTTCGAAATCGGCCCAGGCACGATCCAGACAGTGCTCCATTTTGGTTAGAAAACTCAGGGACCGCGCCCCCCTGGCCTGGAAAAAACACGAATTATTTGTAATGAGCGCCCCCGTTGTCGATCACGCCCGGCGTGCCGTTATTCAGGAGATCACCTCCAAGTCTCCTTTCAACATCTTCAACATTGTCGCAATTGTGGCCATCCTGGTGATTGGTTATTTCATGTACAAGAAGTTCACCGAGAAGTTCGAGAAGGGGTCTATCAAGATCCCTAACATCGTTCCTCTGGAGCCCAAGACGCGTAGCGCCGCCCCGGTGGTGATCGAGACGATGCCGGCTGCCCCGGAGGTTATCGAGGAGCCCGAGCCCGAGGAGTGATTTCACTTCCACACGTCGTCAATCACGCCCCACTCCAGGCACCTCGCAGAGTCCATGTAAACGTCCCTCTTCAGGAGTCGCTCGAGCTCCTCAGTAGGGATATTTGTCTCCTTTGTGTAAATGACTCTAAATCTATTCATAAATTGGTCCAGATTCTCCATCTGATCCTTAAAATCCTCAAACCTTCCCCATGTTCCGTCCATATTCAGCTGATGTATCAATATGTACGAATTCTTGGTCATATACCTTTTGGACCCGCCCATCAGTATGAAGGTGGCGGCCGATGCGCAGACCCCGTCCGCAATAGTCCGGACCCGCACACGATTCCGCAGAGTCTTGATACAGTCCATGGCACTCAGGCCCGCGTGCAGGTCCCCTCCGTCGCTCCGGATGAAGATGCGAATCTCGGGTCGGTGTTTGATCCCGAGATCTAGGTGCTTGTGGAGGAGCTCGAGTTCGAGCTTTTTTAGTTTTAAATTCAATTCGAGGACTGTCGTCTCACAAACCTCGCAGTGAAAGTAGACATCCGAGCCTTGGACGTGGACAAACTCATCCTCGTGAACTCGCATGCATTCGGTCGTCATTGCAGTTCCTTCTTTAGCATAGCTACCACCTTTGGTTTTATATTGCGCAACGGGCTCATGTGATTCAGGACGTAAACGTCTTGTGGTTGAAGGTTGTATTCTCGCAGGATGGCAGCGTTTCCCGCCTCTGCATAATCGCGCAGAGTCATCAGGACGTCCAGGTGGACCTCCTGCCCGGGTCGTCGAGTCGCCATCGCCTTGATCCTCTTTAGGCGCATGCACATATTTTGATGCTTCGTCCAACTCGAACCCGGTCTCAGGTTCTGACCGAGGCCATGCCGGATCGCCACGGCCGGAAGGATACACCCGAAAAGGTTGTAGTAATGAATGAGATTCCAATTTCCTTCATAAATTGCATCCTCGAAAACTCCAGAAGTACTAAAGTCGGCCGAGACCCTGGCCAGAAAGTCTATGGTTGCTCCACGGGTGTCTACGTAATTTTCATGCAAAATTGAAGAAATATTTCCGGGCTCAGCCAAGGGGTGGCCGATGAAGTGTACTGGATTGACCCCCGGGGATGCCCGGGAGACTAGTGAGGCGACGAAATCTCGGGGCCCCTGGAAGTCGTCCATGGAGTCTGACCGAAAGGTTAGGCTCTGAATGGCTCGCCGCAGGTCCCCATTGCATTCGATAATGGCCGCATCTTTGATCCCCGGGGCGATCCGCTTGATGTCCTCGAATGTTGGGATTGGAAAGTCATATACTGCAATTTCGAACTCAAATTTGACTGGAATCTGAGACACCACAATGAACTGGCCTTTGGTCGGGGGCTCCTTGATTTCCCGAAGACCCACGAGGTCATGGACGCACTCGTATTCGTCGAGTATTATCGGAGTGTTCGTCCCCTTGACCCTCTCCAGGAAGTTGATGGTGTCCTGTTTGCTCTTCAGGATGTCCGCGGTAATCTCGACGTGGGGCCTGAGCGCGTCGCGTACGGTCCAGGACTTACCTATTCCCGTTCTACCCAGGACGCACACTGCCGGCCCGAGGCTCGTAAATTCGTACTCTGTTTTTTGTTCGCGTCTGGTAAGAAAGCGATCCATGGATGAAGAAGATGACTCTCTTTCGAAGCAGGTGTTGAATCTCGTGTTAGAGAACACAGGACTCCTGTCTGTTCTAACAGGGTATATTGTTTTTAACGTCGCGATATTGATTTTACTTGTATACATCTCAGTGCGAATTTCTCTCAAATAAAGGTGGCGGCGGCAATTTTCTCAGGTGGGGGTAGTAGGATGGGATGGATTTACCTCATCAGGAATAAGGTTAATGGTAAGTGTTATGTGGGTCAGACCCGGCAGAAGAAGTTGGAACGGCGCTGGTCCCAGCACAAGTGCAACCCTCACAGACTTTTGAAGTTTGCGTTTGAAAATTTCGAGTTTTCGACCATATGTGAAATACCCAATGATGATTTGGATGCCCGTGAGATATTAGAAATTAAGGAACGAAATTCACTCGCTCCTAATGGTTATAACCTGGCATCTGGGGGGAATAGTAATGTTATTACCCATCCAGAAACTCGTAAAAAGATGAGTGAATCTGCTAAAGGAAAAATTCGCCCACAAGTTTCTGAAGCAAACAAGTCGAGGATATATACAGACGAGACTCGACGAAAACATAGTGAAGCTGCCAGAGGGAGGGTGGCGACTGAAGAAACAAGGGTAAAATTGAGGGAAGCATGTCAGCTGAGATCAGACAATGAAGACTATAGGAGAAAATTGAGCGAAGCTCTAAAAGGAAAGAAGATGTCAGAAGAAGCTAAAGCAAAATTGAGTAAAAGTGTCGAGCAATGGTCCAAAGATGGAAAGACCTTGATCGGGGTTCATAGGTCGATTACAAGTATTGCTAATAAGCTGGGAATTGATGTTTCAG